TTGCGCCTCGTCTTCCGCTCGTCCCGTAATGGACGACACGGAAAGAGAAGTGGGCCAGTCCCGTTTCTCTGGAAGAACAACCTGAAGCTTGTTCTCGGTCTTTGTAAGCAGGATCGCCGCTTGGTGGAACTTTCGTTCTCTTACTAGCCTTCGGGCTTGGTTGAGTGCGTGGGGATACCAAGTGGTGGTCGCCTGTCGTGACTTAAGTGCATCGAGAGGTGACAGCTTCCTCGCATCTCGCATTCGGCGCTTGTATATGCCCCGAATGCTTGCGAGGGATGCTGTCTTCTCTTTGCCGATGCCTTCGTCGCCTCTAAGGAGGCGTTCGATGGACATCTTAGTCATGACCTCTGCTTTGGCTGTGCTAAATGGCACGGCTCCCGCCGTCCCGGCGGGGCAGGGATCTAAGAGCTGAACGTACAAGTGCGCGATTTCTTTGTCCTTCAGCTCCTTGCGCGTCATGTGACGTCTGCAAGGGGCGGAGCCCCCGTGGAGGACCAGGTTTACGATCGATCTTCCGGTCGTTTCCCCCCGTCCTCCGCCGCCGTGCTTCAGGAGTCCACCTTCCCCCATGGACTTCCTGTTTGCGGTGTAGCGAGCCTCCTGAACAAGGAGACGATGAGCGACCCTCTCTCCGGCACTCCGTCGTTCACGAAGATGATCGGTGTTAATCATCACGTGTTCTTCGGTATGCCAGACCCCGACCGCTTCTGCGAGTCGGAGCTCGTCTCTCGCGTCAATCCGTACCTTCTTCCCACGCAACTTTGCGACGACCAGCCGCTCGCAGAACACCCCACGAGACTTCCCGGTTTGGATACTTTGTCCAACGAAAGATTTCTTGTGGTTCACCTTCAGACCTAGTTCAGTAAGAACCGTAATCATGGTCTGGATTTGATCCGGTGTCGCGAGAGCGATCAGGTCATCCCCGTTAGTCCAGCCGAACTTCACGACACCAGCCTTCGCTGCGGCGAAGCCTGTCCACATCGCCAGCATCGGCCAAGAGGGTCCAAGACCCATAAAGGCCCCTGTGGTGGTGGTGGAGTTGGTGTTCAGAAGCTCGTGCGGACCGACGAGTCGGAGAGCGGCAGCAGTCCACCTTGGAGGTGCCCTGATGCCGGTCATTAATCCGAGCATGGTTGCGTGGGAAAGCTTCAACCCCGCCGCGTCTGTTGCAGCGCTAAGGTCCAAACTGAAGAGTCGTTGTCCCTCTCGGGCCACGACATCTCGGAAGGGATCTTCCTTGCCCTGCATCATTCGTCCACTCGGATCTTTCTTCACGACCTTGAGCAGCTGCTTCGTGAGTGCTCTCGCGCAGAGCACCTCGAAGTCATCGGCAATGGTGGCGATTCGTGTCTTACCACGGTCGTCACTGAAGGTCGTCGCCTTGAGGCGGAGTGGAGCGTGCTGAAGCCCGTCTTCGATCCTCTCCCCCCACTTTCCGAACATGACTAAGTCCATGCTGGCCTCTGCGAGGCCTTCTGGCGACTCACGTAAGGAGATTACGGGGAGATTTTCGAGGGCTTCCTTGATGTCTGCAAACCAGATCGTCATGTCATCCGGCCACGAGTCCCAGCGCCGAGGAACTGGGACCTCTCTCACGAGAGTGTCCACCTCGACGATGTCCTCCATTTTCGGTTGACGTATGATTCGCCGACACAGGAGCGCAATTTCCGTCACCTTGGCGCGCAGCTCACCGAACTCCGTCTTCAACTGAAGTAGCT